ATCAACCAGTGAGAATCGATACTGACTTGAACATAGTATTCGTCTGACATTACTCCATTATTAGTGATCTCTGCCTCTGTGTCAGTCCAAGCAAGAACTGAAACTGGAGTAATAATGTTTTCTTCAATCGGAGATTCAATAATGTAAAGTTCTTGGAAGTCTTCTACAAACGTTTTATCAAATGATGCTGCAGCACCCTCCACCTTAACACTAATAGGAGGATAGTTGAAAGAACCTCTCCCCGCGTTATTAAAATCAATATACACACCTCTATTGTAATAGAAGTCTTTCTGGACCGAACCAGTCCCTACTTCGGTAAGAGAGAATTCATTGTCATTGTGTTTTACAACATAATAATCAGTATCTTCTTTAAGTGCTAATACTCTAGGATTTCCTTCAGTATATCGAATAATTTCTTTGGAATTGTATCCATGATTTGAAATCTCCACTCTGTTGGATACTGTGTTTACTCCTACTGAAGGAATCGTTCTCTTTTTATTCTCATATCCAACACCAGGATTTGTTACAACAACACTTGATACAACTTGTTTTAGATTTGAAGCTACAAAGTATTGAACACCATCCCCATAAGCTGTGAGATTTACTGTGTTGATACCACTGATAGCTTCTGCTCTGGTTTTATGAAGTGTGATGGATTTTTGACCCGTCACAAAAGCAAAATACTCTGAGTCTGTTGTCAGACCAGTTATTACCTTTGTACCTCTTGGTTCATAGATAATACTTTCTCCATCCAAAAACTTGTGATCGTTTTCGAATGTAATATTATTTGTTGTTAGATTTACGTCAGTTGGGAAATTAGCAATAAATGGATTTTCTAATTTTACCGAAATCATTCTTGGTTCGGCAGCAGCACCGACCCCATTACCACCAGTTATAGTAATGGTTGGTGGTCCATAATAACCCATACCAGTGTCTGTAACGTCAAGTCTTACCAGTTGACCAACAACGTTGGCAACACCAGTTGCACCTATACCTACCTCATCTTGTATGTTGACAATAGGTGGATTTATAACATCATAACCCTCTCCACCACCAGTAACTGTAAAATCAATTACATCACCATAATAAACACTGTTTGATGATTTGTAATTTAATAATTCAAGACCATTATTAAAAATACCAGTGTATCCTGGTTTTGTTATTTCATTATCACTTCTACTGTTGGTAGGTTCTAGTATTTGACGATAAATCCCCTGAGGTTCAATATTTTTTCTATAATATTCAAGAAGACTTACAGAAGCGTTTGTAACAGATCCATTGAAAGTTACATATGTGCCAATGGACAGGTCTGCCTTACTTCTTGAGAGTCTAATTGTACTTTCATTGACCCTGTAGACAAAATATGAAGCGGATGGAATACCTTCAAACCCTCTTCCATTAGATTCAAAATAAACTGAGTCTCCAGTATAGAAACCATGATCAGGTAAAGAAGTAGGATTAGTAGGAAGAACTAAATTTTGTGTACTTTGGAGAGTAGCAGAAAATGTAATCTTTTTGTCATATGTGTTTGTCTCTAAATCATTGTATTTTGGTAATGAGTTGGATGAAACCATCACATCACCATTAAACTTTGCATACGTGTTTTGAACGTTTGCAACAAAATTGTTAATATATGGGTGTTTTGTAGAACTACCTTTCAAAAGTTGATTTTCAATGAAAAATTGACCTTGAAGTGGAATTTGTGATCCAAATCGTACATTTATTTCAGTACCAGAAATTACCCTACTTACAGATCCCAATACCGATATAGTGCTATCTTCATTTTCATATCTTACCGAGTAACCTTCTTGGAGATTATGATTAGTAAGAAACTTAAAATTATAGATAAATGCTCCAGCATCAATTACCGATGTTTCTCCAATTTTATACTTTGACTTTACATTTAAAACAAAATTATTATTTTTCTTTCCAGGTGCCTCGTATCCAAGAGATTTGATTTGGATTGTATCGTCTTTTTTGAAGTAATAAGTAGGATCATTCTGTACAAAATCCTTCAAAGTTGATGTAAATCTAACTCTAATTTGTTCAGAGGTATCAATACCAACATATGCAAAAGAATAATCATCATACTTTACATCTGATTTCTTTTTCAGTGCTGCGGTTACACCCGAACAATTAAAAAATTGATTAAGTGTCTTACCTGAGTATGCAATACCAATAATTTCATCATTAACGTCATTTACGACGATATTTCCATATTCTGGAAAATCAACTGTAGAATCGACATTGATGATAGTCGCACCAATACCCACATCCTCTAATAGTTTTGTGAGTGGATTTGGTTTGAACTCACCAAATATCGAACCAGTTACATCAGAATCTCTTTGATATCCTGAGTCAATACTGATTTGATAAAAGTTATAGTCACCATAAGGAATTTGTTGAACATTAGTGATAGAACCCCTTGCGTTAGTTCTTCTTTGTTGAATTGTAAGATTTTTGAGATTTAGTGGGTCACCTTGGAGTTTTTCTACAACATAATCTTTTGTGACCTTATAGTCAGCATTTGAAGGTGTGAGAAGATATTGAGATGGTTTGATAATTTCTACATCTTCACCATACAAGGCTCTAAAAAGAATCTCAAATGACTGATCAGTACCTTTTGAGTTATAAAAACTATCCGCGTTGTAGATAAAGTTTTTTGTATTAAGACCAGAATAAAAATTTCTGTCACTAAAACCAGGTGTTACCTGCTTTTTGAGTTTTTTAAAGAATTGTTTTAAGAATAAAATATTTAAATTTTTAACTTTAGTACCAGATGTGTGTGAATCGGTCTCAGTTGATGAGAATGTAAGTTCATCTGGTGTTCCTGTGGTAATATATGTCGTTACACCACTAAAACCTCTTCTGCAATTCACAAAAGAAGTATTTGTCTTCGATTCGTAAAATATTATCTCGTTATCAATCTGAATAATACCATTTGTATCAGTGAAACCCGTGGTTGACTGAACATTTACGGTTCTTCCAGAATAATTTAAATCTACAGTAAGAGTTGTTGAATCAACTACGTCAAACAACTCATCTACTTTTACATATTGATCAATATTATTTGCAATATCTACTGGACCACTCTGATATTCTTGAGAAACATAATATTGCTCTAAAAAATCTGTAAGAAGTGGAAAATCTTCTCTGACGTACCTAGGAAGTTGGCTTGCAACTATTTCCTGAAATTTGACTCTATCTACTGCCATTTTTTATAAATTAGTAAGATCTACCGAATGTACTGGAAGATGATGTTGATGAGGATTGCACTGTTGTAGTTTCATTAACGGCTTGCGAATCTACATCAACAGTAACGATTGGTGTTCCTCTTACCAATGCGTTTGAACCATAACTGGATGAAACAATATAGTTTGTTCCAGAGACATCATTTCCTGATGAAATGTTGTCCAAAATAGCAGTTACCGTACTATTATTTACATCCAATTGTAGATAGAGATCTTGAAGACCAATAACATCATTTGAGTATGGAGTGGCAGAAATTTCTATCAAAGGAGTGTTTCTATTTACACTAGTTCCAATGATATTAATCGGATTTAATCTGATTTCACCTTTTTTATAATCAATAGTTCCTACGTTTTGTTTTACAATAATTGGTTCTGTTGGAGAATTGAGTTTGAATAAAAATACTGTTCCCTTATCGAGATTACCAGTTGGAGTATCACCAAGATAGACAGTACCACTAATTCCACTAACAGTGAATCCAGATGACTTTATATTATAACCTAGAAGATTTCCTTCAAAAACAGCCGAGTGACCATGATTCTTGATATAAAACTGATTCCCAAAACATATTTCATATTCTGCAAATTGATTCAAACTTGCAACTAAATCTCTTCTAATACTGATGTTAGTAATATTAGAAGTAATCGATTCATTACTACTATCTACTGTTTTTTGGAATTTGGAATACTTAAATCTTGCCCCGAACTGATTCAGTTCTGAGGAATTTGCGTAATTTGTGATATTTTGCGAAACAAGATTTTGTACATAAGATGGAGTTGGAGCTTTATTTGAGTCATAGTAGACTTCAACGTCTGTCTCAACGTAAAGATACTTCAAATCGATAATTTCTGGTCTAATTCCAGCGACTGAGTACTTTTTAATGCTTTGTTGAAGGTTTTGTTTGATACCACTAGACAAAAATACACCATTATATGGCTTGATACTTACAAAAACTTTTCCATATTGGGGTGGATTAAGTTCTTCTCCACCAAAAGCTGACACTGACTCGGCTTCTGGGTAAATTTGAGGGATCAAAGCCTCATAATCGGCAGCAGTTACTGCACGATTTTGTGATGCGTAGATCTGTGGAGCATATTTTTTGATGGATTCTACACTTTCAATCGATTTTCCGCCACCAGAAGCAGAATTTGTAGTAATTACAGAGACACCCTGACTTACTGAAGCACCATTATTGTCAGTGATATTACCAATATAGCTAAAATTAGTAATATTATTGGCATCCGCACCATTAGAAGTGATGTAAGATGCCTCGATAAAGTTAGAATTTTCGAGTTTTACGCCAAATATGCCATCACCAAAGAGTAATTCGTATCTTTCTTGACCAATTTCTTGAATAAAGTATGCTCTGGTGGATTTTGTGACGTTAAAAAGACTGTTGAAGAGTTCAAATTTCCTAGAAACCGAAGATAATGAAGTATCTTTGACGATGACACTCAGTAAATCGGTATCAATTCCCGAATTTGGAAGAATGAACTTCTGTTGTGGGTTACTTGTATCTACAGTAAATGTTTGAGTGACGTAAGTTCCTTCATATACATCAATATCAAACTTAGCATAACCTGTGGAATCAACAGGAACTGTAATATCATTAGGAATTGAGAATATAAAATTTCTATTTTTATTAGATTGAGTTGATCTTGATGTAAGTACAGGACCAGCTTTAAGTGTTAAAGTAACCGCTGTTGTGGCTGAAGCATTAACTACAAAAGAAACGTTCGCTTTGGCAGACTTACGAGATCTTGGAACGTAACCAATATTGCGTGCTAGAGACACCACGTTCTCCCTTAACGTGGCACTATCGATGAAAACCTCATTAGATACCATGTTGGCATTATATGAGGTGATATACGTATTATATGCTAACGTATCAATAATTGTACTTAAATTAGATCCTTCGAAGTCGTAATCTGTAAAGTTTGAGTTCGCACGAAGATAGTCCTTGATGGACTCCTTAATCTGATCAAAATCTAAGTTGCTAAAATTAACTAGAGGCATTTACCTAGTGGGTTGTAATGCAAATGACAATTGTTGTTGTGGAACATCAATACCAACTATGTTATATCTGATATAACAATTAAATTCATTATCATCAAAATTGGGAGTGACTTTGACTTGAACAAGTTGTACTCTTGGTTCAAAGTTATTAATAGTATTTTCAATCTCAGTTTGGATTGAAGATGCTGTCAATGAGTCCATATTTTCAAATAACAGGTTAGTTACATTAGAACCTATCAAAGGTTCAAATGGTTTTTCACCTGGTATTGTGAAAATTAAATTACGAATTGAACGTGCAATCGCATTCTCATTACTTAAAGTAATAAGATCAAGATTAATTGGGTTGAGCTTGAACGTTGCACTAACGTCCTTGAACTCCTTACTAATCCTTTGGACTGGCACTTAATTTTCTTACAACAATTCTGTGGTTATTTATTACACAAATCCAAGGATTCACTCTGTCAACATTTCACTCGTATCTTCATTTTCCCAGAAGTCTTTCCAGTCTACTTCACTGGCTTCATAGAAACCATCCTGACGGACTTTTTTCTGGTTCTTTGGTGTCTTCTGATCGTTATTGATCTCTCTCAAAAAGTTCTTGTTATCCATAAAAGTCTTTCCTTATATATCTTTCACTTCATACATGTAGTGATCAGAAGTTTCAATCTTCCTTTTATTCTCAACACTATAGACAGTAGTATCAATCTCAAATCCAGGATTCTTTTCAATACGATTGAATGTCCATGCATTATCGTACCAAATGATTCGATTATTAGGATAAGCGTAATAGTTACCAGTCTCTACCTTGAACAGGTGAGCACACTTATGTTCAGGTGTTTCTGAATAGTTTAGATCAGGTACACCTTTATTTTCCCAAGACCAATCTAAGGTGAACATATAATCACCTAGTACCTTCTTACCATCAGGACGAATTAGTTGTGCCTCCAGACCAGCAAGTCGATGTCGTCTCTGTACATCAATATAAGGACTAAAGCAATCCCAGTACATGATGTCCTCTAAGGGCTCTATCTCGGCCTCTGGGTCCCAACAAAATGCATGTAGGGGTCTCCGTGTCCAATTGACACCATTCTCTAGAAACGCCTCAAATAAGGGCACACGTTTCTCAATACTAGCAACACTATGAACATCAGCCTTAGTGACTTCTCCATGTCCTCTCTTATGATTGAATAGGAACTCATTACGAATGTAACAAGACCAATCAGGTAAACTGTGATTTAAGTAAGCCAATCCCTTTCTCCTGGAAAATAATAATCAGTGAGTTCTTCATCTTTTGATATATCACGAACTGCATACAGTTTACCTGTACTACGTTCATATGCTACATTCGGTTCATGTGAATGATTGATATAGTACTGTTGGCCTAACCTTGATAGATCATCATCAATCCAAAAACCATTTTTATCATAATAGGTCATCTTCTCCAGATAAGTCTTTATTTCAGTAGACACCTGCTCATCACAAATTTGAACACAAGTCTTTGGTTCAAAGATTATAGTATCTCTCGGTATATCCACTAAAGAAAAAACACCTACCCCGTCACAGACTTTACTGGGAGCGAGATAGGTGTAGACAGTTAGATTATAACCTCTAATCAACGACCTTGACCACGATATGGTTTCTTTGCATTGTTACGACTCGTTGAAGCATATTTAGTATGCTTACCCTGACCTTGACGAGTATTCTTTGGTTGACTCTCGATCAGATTACCACCAGTCAAAGACTTTTTAAGTTTAGCCATAGAACCTTCTTGATTACTTAATTACTATAGAGAAAAAAAGGGGGTCTGTCAACCCCCTGTTTAAAATCAGATAACTCGTGTCTTCTCGTGACCAACACGAATACGAGGATCACACCAGATCTTATAACCAGCATCAATTGCATCGAGACAGAACGAAACGTCCTCTCCACACATATCTTGAACTGCACCAGATTCAAAGACTTGCATCTTAGGAGCAAACCAAGGATACTTCATTTCCTTGTTCTCAAAGACACCCTTCTGAATCATAACCCAACCAAAACCAGTGTAGTCAACAGTAAAAGGTTTCTTACGCTTACTAATACCATCAACCATCTCGTGATTCATTACACCACCATTGTTACGGAAATCATCTTCCTCTAACCAGTGTGCAACAGAGGTTGTCCGCCCATCTTCAGTACTATACCAACCTGCAACAATCTCTTTCTCTTCTCCATCAGAGTTTAACGCGAGGTCGCACAGCTGCCAGAACTTCTCAGTATTGAAGATAATATCAGAGTCAATCCACAACTGATAATCATAGTTCAACTTACCATCCCAAGGAATCTGGTCAGGCCCTCTCAGAACATTGGCGCCGAGACACTTACAACGTGCGAAGTTCACCATAGACGAGTAGTCCTGACTGATCTGAATACTCATCTGGTTTTGTACAAGATCAAAACATAATTGTACAAAGTTCTTCATGAACGCATATGAACATCCACGTCCTGGAAGACAAAAAACAATTGCCTTTCCTCGCATTCTTTCTTTGATTGCCTCATAGTCCCACTCAGGACCTTCACTTTTTCCTTTTGTAGGAGACGAGGCTTTGACTGTAAAACCTTTTGCCATGAATTAGAATCACTCCATTTCAGTAATTATTATACCAGTTATGTATGTCTCTGTCAATCTGTTGTGATATGACAGTTACTCTGAAATACTCTCCTTATATGAGAGATCATCAGTAGTATAGTCAGTCTTCAATATGCCCACAAGATTATTCAACATCTCCCAGTGACTTTCAAATTTCTCAGGAGTTAAATTTTGTAATACACATTCATTCTTTAAGAATATACTATAAACCTTCGAAACACTCATAGGGGCCTTCTTCTTTCTGGGGGAATTTTTTATATAGGATTTTTTTTAAATCGCGAAATAATATAAGGCCGTCTGGGGACCTTTGTAGGTTAGGGTAGTTAGCGTTTTTGGTAAGGGGGGGCCTTATCCTTAACCTTAACCACCTTATAACCGCTTTGCGCCTCGATGGGCCATAAGAATTCCCCCGAAATACTGTCGCTGAGCTATACTGTCATTCTATCATATAAGGCCCCAAAGTGTCAATAACTGTAGCTGTCTTTCGTTAATACTTTCTCGGTGGCTATGGTATAAGAAAG